AACCGTCCAACCGGCTATCAGGACGCTCCATGGAATGAGGGGGCCTACGCCTGCGCCATTCGCCAGTACTCTAGCCATGGCAGGCTTCCCGGCTACTCTGGAAACCTCGACCTCGACAAGGCATACATGGACTCCGCCGCGTGGGCAAAGTATGTAGGAGCACAGCCAGCACCACAGCCGGAGCGCAAGAGCAACGAGCAGATTGCCGATGAGGTCATTGCCGGACAGTGGGGAGACGGAGACGATAGGCGCAACCGTCTGGCACAGGCCGGATATGATTATGATGCCGTCCAGTCAATCGTGAACGCGAAGCTCCAGCCGCCTAGGAAGAGCAATGAGCAGGTTGCCGATGAGGTTATCAATGGCGCGTGGGGCAACGGAGACGAAAGGCGCAACCGCCTCGCCAAGGCAGGATATGACCCGGACGCTATCCAGCGAATCGTCAACGCGAAGCTGGGCGCATCGTCCCGTAAGACCTACACGGTCAAGAGCGGAGACACGCTCTCGGGCATCGCCGCCAAGTACGGCACGTCGTGGCAGCGCCTCGCTGACATCAATGGCATCAGCAATCCTGACGTGATTTATCCGGGTCAGGTGCTTACTATTGGCTAGCGAGAAGCCACGCTGTCCAGAGTGCGGAGACTTCGATGGGGAAGAGTTCTATACGTCAGACAGGAAAGATGAAGAAAAATGAAGTATCTCACAATCATCAATCAGGAACTGGCAGACGGCACGGACGCCAGCGTTATGCACTCCCATGACACCAAAGCAGAGGCAGAGTCGGAGTATTTCACCGAGCTTGCGTCGGGCGTCGTCTCGGCTTCGCTCAAGAGCGACTTCGTCATGGTCGTAAGCACGGACGGCAGCATCCTCAGGATGGACACGGTAAAGGGACTCGCTCCAGCCGATACGGCTCCAGCAGCTGAGACATCGAGTACGGCCAGTGGAAAGTAGACAAGAAGACACTCAGGGATATGACGGCAGACCCTCGCCCTTCGTGGCGGGGGCATATATAGATTGAAGGGGTGAGATTATATGATAGAGACCATCACGCTCGATACACGCAAGGATTACTCGGGCTGCGGCAAGGCTCACATCTCCCCGCTTCGGAGAGGCGAGCGCGGCAACGTGCAGCTCACCGTATTCGTGCGCCGCAACAGCAAGCCATACGACCTCACAGGCATGACAGCGCACCTCGTCTGGCAAGCGGCGGATGGAAAGCTCGTGGGACCCGTGCCGATGGAGGTTACCGACCCTGCCGAAGGCATCGTCAGCTGCACGCTGCCCGACGCATGCTATTCCGCCGTGGGCATGGCGCGAGCGTATGTCGAGCTGCGCATGGGCGCTGAGCTGGTGGACACCACCGACGAGATGGCCATCAAGGTGCTCGACTGCATCGACGCAGACGGAGAGCAGGCCGAGGAATACATGCCGCTCATCGTCGAGGTGAGGGACGCGACCGACGCGGCTGTCAAGGCGGCTGAGAGGGCTGAGGACGCGACCGACGCGGCTGTCAAGGCGGCTACGAGAGCTGATGACGCGGCGGATGGCGCGGACAAGGCTGCGGCCAATGCGCAAAACGCAGCCAAGATCGCTACCGATGCCGCAGGCAATGCCACGGATGCGGCTAGCTTGGCTGAAATCGCCAAGAACAACGCCAATACCGCCGCAGACGAAGCCAACAAGGCGGCGGAAGCTGCGAAGAGCGCAGTGACTGCCGACCGGAAGGTGTGGCTCGATTACGACGATGAAGGATATATCTGCGCATTCGAGGTAGAGAGATAGGAGCATATATGTCAACGGCACGCAAGACGCATATAGCATCGGAAGAGGGGCTGAACCGCATAGCGGACGCCATAAACGCGCATATAGCATCGGAAGAGGGGCTGAACCGCATAGCGGACGCCATAAACGCGCATATAGCATCGGAAGAGGGGCTGAACCGCATAGCGGACGCCATAAAAACGGCACGCCAGACGCTCACATACGACAGCTCCACCGGACGCTACGACAACGCGAGCATCAAGGCGTGGCTCGCGGCGCAGGCTGACGGCAAGGCATACGGCGTGAGCATCCCGAAGAGCGCTGCCACGGGATGTACCAAGACAGGCGCAAACTCTGGCATCGCCAATCCAGTGCCCGGAATCATAGGCAGGCCAGCTGTGGACCCATATGTGGGTAAAGGCGCTTTCCGCTTCTATGAGGTGAACGGCGGAGTGGAGAACGATGGCACACCATATGTCACAGCATTCAGAGGAGATGGCCGCTTCTCAAGGACTGCTGCCGACGTGTGGATACTGACTCCGGTGCTTTACTGGAATTTCTCAGAAACGAGCACGACAGTAGAGCTTTCGGTCTCGGACACCAAGCTGGCAGGCATGTCCCTCCAGCCCAAGGCAACTCTTCCGTCAGGCACTGTGCGGCCATATATGCTGTATGCCAAGTATCCGCTCTCTGTGGACGCCTCCGGTGCAGCGAGGACAGTATCCGGGCTGCAGACAAGGCGCTTCATCTCTTACAATTCTCTTATCGACCTCACCAAGAGCGCCACGACGGGATATTCTGCGAGATCTGTTGCCGATGACTGGTATCTCAAGACGATGCTCCTGCTTAAGTACGGCACCAAAGACACGCAGAGCGTGTTCACGGGATGCGTCGATTACAAGCTGCAATGCGCTCCTACTGTCGCGGAATCCGGAACGACGCGCGTTGTCATATCCAAGGACAATGCAGACCAGCTCGTGGTTGGCTCTTCCGTGATGCTCGGAACACATGCCAGCGGGTCGACGAACAGAGACGCAAAAGACACGCATGATGTGGTAGACGCCGCGACGATTCTGCGCAAGGAGGCATACGACTCGTCAAATGTTGCCGTCTACCTCGATGTATCTAAGACATTCGATACCAAGACTACCTATCTTTTGAGCACATGTGCATGGCGTGCGGGTGCCTGCGACGGAGTCGAAGGGGATGGCTCTCCGCACAGCTGCACCGATAAATGCGAGCCTTGCGTCCTTCAGGGCATCGAGACGATGCACGGCAGCTACGAGATCATGGGAGATGTGGTTCTCAGGAACGCTGGGTCAGGATGGAAGGTCATGGTCGCGAAGGACTCCGCAAAGGTCAAGAAGGACGATGCCACGACGGGATTCGCCGAGGCCGCAGCATACCCAGGAGGAGCTGACGGATCCTGGTATTATGGGCTCTATCCAGCCCCAGCCGATGGCCTCCTCCTGCAGCAGGGCACTGGCGGCTCTACGAGCGCAGGCATCTGCGACGGAAACTGCATGAACGCGGACACAGCAGCAGGAGCGTGCGCGTGGCGGTCCCTCGGCGCCCTCGACCTCGTAGGTCTCGCCGGTCTCTGGGGCGTCGGGGGCCACCACGCGCTCGGCGATGCCGGGTGGGACTGCGGCTCGCGCCTCTCCGCAACTGGGCGCGGGGGTGAAGCGGCATAGCCGCGAGGGGGCGTAAGCCCCTTGAAGCACGGGAGGCATAACGTCGATGCCACGCTGAGAGCAGCAGGAAGATACGGAGGACGAATGAGCTACAAGGTACAGAGCGCCACGCCGCTCGAAGCGGTGATGGTGGACGGAGGTCAGGTATGGCTCCGCAAGAACATCACGGAAAAGACCGAGAAGACGGATGAAGGCACTGCCTACAAGGTCTTTGAGGCCGAAGAGGTCAGCTTCAGCGACCCGTCTGTGACCGGAGAGTATGCTAAGGAGAACTTCGACGCGCTTTGGGAGGCAGCAGAGACGCTTTCGCTCACGCCTAAGCAGTATGCAGACAGGCTGAGCGCCGCAAACTCCGACGCAATTGCGGACCTCTCCGGGTTCGTCAGCGACAATGCAACAACCGTCTCCGAGCTCAGCGACGCGATAGCCGACCTCTCGCAGACGGTGAGCGACATCAAGGGAGGTGCATAGCATGGTCAAGTTCTGGTATCGGCGCATCAAGGGAGATATCGCACGCATCGAAGAGGTGCCTGCGCTCTGGAGAGACAAGGTACGCGCAATGGTTCAGGGTGAGGGCTAATTCGATGGGAGCATACAGGGCATGCCCACGATGCGGGAGGATTCATCCATACGGCCAGCCATGCCCAAGGAAGAAGCCAACCTACAGGTACGAGCGGACGGGAGCGGACAGGCTCAGGTTCACCTCACGGTGGAAGCGGAAGAGCCTACAGGTGAGGGATGATGCTCACTGGATGTGCGAGGTATGCAGGGACCAAGGGAAGGTCACGACCGAAGGGCTGGAGGTACACCACATAGACAAGCTGCGGGAAGACCCAGACGGACTGATAGAGGATGACAATCTGGTATGCCTATGCAGGAAGCATCACAGGATGGCAGACGATGGAGACATAGACAAGGGCTATCTGCGAGGGCTAGCGATGCGCAGGATGACCGGAGCCACGCGATAAGCCTATGGGGGTTCTGCAATGTAGAAAACTGCGATGCAGAAGACTTTTCTACAATCCCCCCGGGGTCAGAATGTTGAAAACTGAGGGCGGTCGCTATCTTACCCGCCTAGAGAAGACACAAAATTTTTCATCTGCTGGGGTTTTTTGGACAAAGTGCGGTTTATGGTGTCGAAAACTACGATTATCATCAGATAAGGCTGATTATCTGGGAGTTTTCTACAGGGGCGCTCAGAACGGGCGCCCCCATCATGAGAAAGGAGCAATCAGAGCATGAACAAGACCAAAGTCACGTACATGGACGTCGATTCGCTGGTCCCGTATGCCAACAACCCGAGACTGAACGACAAATATGAAGAGAGGTACAGAGAATGGCTAAGCAATCGCTAAGCGAACAGGCACGCGAGATTCTAAAAATCGCCGAAGAGACGGGCGTGCAGACGAACTTCTTCTTCGTGACCACGTTCAAGAGGTATCAGGTTCAGCTCAGCAACCTTTCCGAGCTTGAAAAGGCAATCAAGGAAACAGGGACGCTAGTAACGAAGGAGTACGTGAAGGGACGCGCCAACATCTACGTGAACCCCGCCGTGACCGAGTACAACAAGACCACGGACAGCGCCAACCGCACGGTGACCACGCTCATGAAAATCATCAAGGGGTTCTCCAAGGAGGACGAGGAACGCGACTCTGGATATGACCCGCTTATGGCGATAATCAACGGTGATAGCGATGGCGAGGAATAGGGGTTATGAGTATTGCGAGCGTGCGATAGACGCGGACACAACCCCGAAGTACGTAAAGAAGCAGATGCGCCTTTGGATGGATGTGTGCGAGGGCAAGAGCGACAAGTACCTCGTGAGCGACGCCAAGATTCACCAGATGGAGTCAATCCTGAAGCTGCTCATAATGCCGAAGGGCTTGAAGGCCGGGCAGACGCTTTACGAGTGTACGACCGGCTACCAATGGCTGCTCTACATTGCCGTTCTCTGCACCGTCTACCGCGACAACCACGAGAAGCGGCGCTACGAAATCGGGCTGCTGGAAATCGCCCGCAAGAACTTCAAAACGTACACGGTTGCGACAATCTTCATCATCCTCATGTTGACCGAGCCGCGATTCTCTGAGTTCTTCTCGGTCGCACCAGACGGTGCGCTTTCAAGGGCGATTCGAGAGGCAATCTCTCAGACGCTTCGCTCGTCCCCGCTTGTTTACAAGTACAAGGACAATGCACGATTCAAAATCCTGCGAGACTGCATCACGTTCATTCCGAAAAGCTCAACATACGTTCCGCTGAGCTATTCGACTTCGAGGATGGATGGCCGACTTCCAAGCGCGTTCTGCGCGGACGAGGTAGGGGCTCTTCCTACAAGCTACGCGGTAGAAGCGATGAAGTCTGGACAGCTAAACATCTTGAACAAATTAGGCTTCATCATAAGCACCAAGTATCCGACCATCGACAACCCCTTCGAAGACGAGGTGGCGTATGCCAAGAAGGTTCTCGACGGCATTGCCGAGGATGATACGGTTTTCGCGC